CGTTTATAGAATCTTTGGTAAGGTTAAGCCTGTCATTTAGTATTGAGAAAACAGGTATGCCTCTGTCACTTAATCTGTTAAGTTCTTCAAGTTCTACAGAACCATTTGCTATGCTTCTTGCGAGCACACTGGTAGTGGCTTGTAGCACGTCAATGCCACCATTAACTGCTGCTGCTGAGTCTGTTAGCACAGCAAACACTTCTGTCATGTTTTCTACGCCTAACGCCGCAGGGGTTACTCCGTTTGCAGTAAGTTGCACAAAACTGTTAGCAAGTTCATTAACACCAAACTGTGTTTTGTTTTGAAGTTCCGTGAGGTATTCAAATGCTTCAGCACCTTTCTGTGTAGAGCCTGTTACAGTTGCTAGGGTGTCTCTAAGGTCCTGAAAGTTAGCAGTAGTTTGCACAATGCCTTTGATTGCTCTGCCAGCACCTACAGCAGCAAGAGCAGCAGTGGCAGCACGAGCAGCACCACCTATTGAGGTAAGACTGCCATTTACTCTGCCAAGTGCTCTTTCCGCTTGACGAGTGTTCGCTGTAATTTTAATTTGTGCTTCTGCCACAGTCTATCTCCTTGCTGCTTTTTTCTGTTCGTCTGCTTCCATTTTATAAAAAGCAGCCCACCCAACGAATTCTACCACGCTCATTTTTGACTGTAGTTCTTCTAGAGTATAACCCAGATCGCGTGCTAATTTGAATTGAAACGCAAGGTCTGGGTCTTGCGTTAGTTTTTTCCCGCGTCATCTAGATCAAGTTCGTCATCTACTCCATTGATTTCAGAAACTACTCTAATAATCACTTCTGGATCAACTTCATTCATAAAAACCTGTCTGTCTGCTGGAGCAAACATTTTGGTTCCATCTTCGTTGCGTGCTCTCTGTATGAGAGTTTCTACAAGTGCCTCCACAGTGTTACCTTTCTGAGAGAGTTCAATTATTTTACTCTGTTCTTTCAAGGTAGCACTTGGCTTGTAATATATGGTTAAGTCCCATTCTTCCACTTTCAGGGATGACATTTCGCCTGATATTTTTGAGCGGAAATGGGCAGTTGCGTTTTGCAAAGGTGTATTCATTTTATCTTCCTTTTGTTGCTGTTAAAGTAGGCCCTATTATTCCTCTTGGTGCCTGCTTGCTTGCCCCCTTTTCCAATCTTTCAATCCATGGAACTCTGTTAGTAACAGCAAAGTTTTCTTCTGTTGCTTTTTTGTTCCATTTGGATTTGGTATAGCCAGTCCTAACTGGTGTTGCTTCTCGTGCTTCACGATACACAACGTTGCTAACCTGTCTGAGAGTTTTCTCAAGGGTATCTTCAAGTTCTCTTTCAACGCGGTTAACACCAGTTAGTCTGACTGCCATTATCTTACCTACTAGGTAGCCTCTGTATAAGTCAACTGCCCGTCGCCCTGGAAAGATATTGATGCCTCTACCAAGCCATCAAAACTGGCTGAAATGCTGTAACCTGTAACGTGAATGTTGCCACTCATGCTTTGGTTACCGCTTCCGTCGCCCTCTGGATAGATAGTCATCTGCACAGATGCGTCACCTACATCAGCATTGATTAAACCATCAAGATCTGCTGTAGAAAAATGCTCTGGATCAAAATAGACATCTGCTGAACCTGTGAAACTGGAAAGTCCTTTTGTGTAAGTTCTTCCTGAATTGGTTCCGCCCATTGTGGTTGTTTCAATAGTATCTGCTGTTAGATCAATTGAAAAACTGCGGATTTCTGCAATATTTTGTGAATTTACAGAGACGACACCCGCATACCCTACTAGTGCTGTATTAGACATTAGTCTTCTCCTTCATTGTCGTAATAATCACCCTGTTCTGGCTCTGTGCCAACGGCGGGCTCTTGCTCCGTATCTTTTTTAGGTTTTGAAAGAGTTGCTTTTACTGCTGTCTCCACCTTTTTCCAACCGTTGCGCTCATGACGCTCCAATTGATTGTCTCTTATTTCTCTTTGTTTTCCATTTTTTTCTACTATCATTGTTTGCTCCTAGGGATTTGTTCTTCTATATAGATAGGTTACTTCAACTGTGACTGAGATTTCAGCAAGTGGCTGTAGTCTTTCTATGACTTCAATACCTACTACTTCTGTGTCTCTAACACCTATGTCACGCAGTTCGCGTGCTCTGTCTTTTTCAAGTGCCTGTTCTATACCAGTTATTAGTTCGTTTCTCTTAGTGTCAAGTTCCTTACCGCGAACAAACCCTCTAATCTGTATTTCCATTGTGCTGTTTTTCAACCCACTGTTGCCCATTGTGAGTTGTTCTCTGGTTTCTGTTTGAAAATTAACCATTAGCGCAGGATACTGTGTAATTGCGAGTTTTTCTACATCAAAAGGTTCGCGTGTAACCAAAACAGGTTGTGGATACTCCATCTGTTTCAGCGTTTCAATAAGATGTTCTACTATCTGTTCTCTGAGATTCATCTGCGTAACCTAAGACTTACAACTGATTCTGCTTCTTCGCTGGTAACTTCACCGTCGTTATCTAGATCATACTGCACGCCCTCTCGCAATATGAGATCTATTTCGTGTTCAAATCTGCCTCTGTAATAGGTCATCATTACAGAAAATCTGTCTTCTTCAGGAGTAAACTGAGTAAGTTTAGGACAAATGTGATACGCAAGTGCATGGTAAATTGTAGCCTGGACAAGTTGTGTAGAATCAAGTCTGTCAGGATCAAATTCTTCTTGGTGGTTTTTACCTTGAGCGTAAGAAAGGAACCAGCGAACTCTTAGCACGCGGTTTATTTCTCGTGTGGATCTTTCTAATTCAGCGTCCCAGTCAAGCACGCCATAATCTTGTATGGTAGGTTCAACGATTAAGAGATCGTCAATAGTTGCGTGTGCCACGGAGTCCTTCTCCCTTTAAATTGTGTGGTGCCAGTCCTCCTGGCTCGTGTATTTATGCGTAGTCAAAATAAAGCCCCTAAAACTTCACAGTAATAGGGGCAGTGTAAGCGAAATGTCAGAACTTACATTTCTATTTAGTGCGTATTAGTCGCTGGCTGAGCCTACGATTTTAACACCAAAAGAGTTCTGAAGGATTTTTTCGCCCTTAACAGCGGACATCATGATGTCTTCTGCTCTTTCAGCAGCCTGACGCTGTGTTTCCATGTTGATGCCGCCGCGCATTGCGTGACCTATAGCACCTGGATGGAATACGGCACCAACTGCGTTTAGTTCCGTATCTTCGTCTGTATCAACGGTTTGATCAACCAAAGAACTTTCAAAGATCTGGCACCCTGCAAGCGAACCAATGTAGTATCCGCGAAGGATATCACTGCCAATGTCAGAAGCAGTTAGGTTTGCACCGCCGTTTGTGGCAAGTTCTTTCTTGAGTTGTAGTGCCTGACGTGGTCCAACCACAGCAGTTAGAGGTCCAACGATCTTGTTCTGACGTAGGGTAGCAACTGCTTCAAAGATGTTGTCTACAGTGATAGCACTGTCTTCTACACCAACTGAATTAGTAAAGTTACCAAACAGTGAGAACACGTCTTGGTCCATTTTTTCAGCAATAGCACGACCTGCTTGTGCGCCTAGGTCAGCAATTACGTCTCTCTGTGCGCTGTCACGCAAGAAGTCTGTTACCTGGAAGAACGTTCCAATTTCTTCAAGAGTGATGTCAACGCTTGTGGTGCCTGTGTCAGCGCTGCTTGGAGCAGTGCCTTCTGATAGACCCTGTGCGGTAACACTTGAATATACTGGAACCTGAAGAACTTTACCAGCGTTGCTGGGGAAGTCAAAAGGTGTTACGATCTGTCTTGCGATAGAACTCTCATACATAGCAAACTGCGCTTCAGCAAGTAGGTTAGTAAAGAGTTCTGAGTTCAATGTAGTATTATTAGCCATTGGGATTCTCCTCTTATAAAGTTAGGCTTATTTTTTTCTATGTTCCTTATACATCCTACGATGTTCAGGATTACTCATATCTAACTGACTGATATCCAAAGGCTCTTTTGAATTATTATAGGAATTTTTTGAATTACTTGTGCTTGGAGTAGGTTGCACAAAATGTGGATTTGTGTCTAAGAACTCTTTGACTAAGTCATCTACAGAGTAAGCAGTTCCACTTTCTGTGTATTTTACCTGTCCTTTTTCATCCATAACTTCTACTTCACCTTCAGGGCTTAGTCTTACATTGTTTTTCAATAGAGACTTAACCTGTTCTGGCGAAACAGAACGATATTTGGCTGCCGCATTTGTTAAAGGTGTATCCACCTTGTATTCCTTAATTACTTCATCACGCTTTTGAATCTCAGCGTCTTTTTTGGAAGCCAGGTCCTGAAGTAGATTCTCAAATTCACCCCTTTCCATTTGCTCTTTCTGCTTGGCTTCTTCAGCCTGCTGCTTGAGTTGGCGGAGTTCCTCTGGATCACCTAGATCCTGATAGGGTTTTAACGCTTTATTGATAACAGAATGCTTCATTTTAGCCATTGCGTCATCAAATTCTTGTTGCGTGTAATACCTTTCTTCCTGTGTTGCCTGACCTTGTGTTTCTGTTGCTGGGGCGCCAGTTACCTCTGATGCTTCCGTGGTTTCTTGGTCCATCGTTACCATTCCTCCTTACGAGTGTTGTTGTTCGTTATTTATTTAGTTTATTTCTAAGTAGTGTCAAATAGGCTCTATTTTGCTGTATTAGGCAAGGATACGGTGCAGAATAATGCTTATAATCAGGATGACTGTAAAGATATTCACAATTCTCATCTCTTGAGTTAAGTCGTTGTTCCAGTTTTTTAAGTAATCTAGGACTCGCATTAGTATGGACAGAAACTATACCTTCTAAATCGCCTAAATCTCTTGGTTCGCCTTTCCAAGGGATAATAAGGAGAGTGCCACGGTTCCAAGCACTCAGGCTCCACGGGCACTCTCCTTTTATGTAACGAAAATAGT